TTATTAAATAGTTTTTAAATAATCTATTACAGCAAGTGCTTGTTTTTGATTACGGGGCATAAAGAGCAAAGGAAATTTAGATTGTTTTTGTAACAGATAATACTTGAACATTTTCCATGTATTAGGGAATCGCTCGTTAGCAAATCCCTTACATTCAATAACCCATTCAAGATCTCCATTAGCATCAAACTTCATAAAGTCTGGGGTATAAGTAATAGCTCTAATATTAGATTCATCTTTAATTATTAGATCAACAGATTTACCACGGTTCTCCCAAGTAATCTGTTCATAAGTAAAAGATGGGAGAATAGTAAAGGATTTAGCTTCATAGTTAGTTTCTAGTCCAGCTTCTACAAGCTTACGATAAGTAAATACTTCTAGCATAGAGTTAAAGTCTATACCATCTACTGTTTTTTTAGTAGCTTTAATCTTTGATTTATTTACTTTTCGCTTGGTACTAGTCTTTCGTACAGTTCTGCGTCCAAACTTTGGATTTCCTTTAGCCATTCTTTTTCTAATTGTTTTGCTTTTTCTTCAGACTTAACATCTAATTCTGTTCCTGTCCCCAAATTTGCGAATAATTTCGCACACTTCTCCAATATATTATCAACTTTTTCTTTAGTCTCCATAAGGCAATTGTAATTTTAAAATCTTTTTTGCTGTATCCACTCCGTGATTCTTGATAACATCTGAGATATCCTTAGACTCATAATGATCGGGTATAATAATATTCTGAAGATCATATTCTGAGCAAATTTTATTAGCCATTGTCTGACCTGGATTAGTTTCTGATGCATAATCATTATCATAAAGTATTACTATTGTATGAAACCTAAGTTTTAACTTTTGAATTAACTCTAAGGAAGGCATCAAGGTCTCACTCTGCAATGCTATTGATTTATATCCAAGCTCATAAAGACACATAACATCTTTAAGAGACTTAGTTAATATCAATAACTGTTCTTCTTTAACTCCTTGTAATCCTTGTAACCCTTGAATGCATTTGCTATTTGTGTTACTAAACCACTTATTCTCCTTTTTAAGTGGGCTGTATAATTTGTACAGACCATTAAGGTGATAAGCATAAGTGATAGAGTCACAAGTAAAACGCGATTCATTTATCCAAAAGTGTGAAATAGGTTCAACTGCAAATTTAGTTAAAGTACTTAGTTGAATATTAAACTGTCCCCAATATTCTAAATCTTCTTTTGTCCAAGATCTTTTCTTCTTTTTAATAATAACAGTTTGTTTCTCTTTAAGTACATGATTATCAGCCCCATAAGTAGTAGCAATACTTTTAGTATATTCAGTTTTGTTAGCTAAGTTTAATCCAAAATCTGTATCAATAACTTTTAATGCTTCAATAAAAGTTAAATTATACTTAGCTTGTACATAACTAAAACAATCATGAGACTCCCCAGTCCCAAAATCTTTATATAAAAGTCTGCTATTCAAATAGATAATAGAACAAGTTGGATTATTGTCTGCGCGTAATTCACTACAAAACTTGTCATTAAATTTCTTAAAATTGTGACAATAATGTCTGAAAATATCATACTCTGTAATCCTATCTAAAATAACACTTGTATGTAAATAATCCTCACTTTTTCTCGCTTCAATCATACAAGCAAATATAAAAATGAAACAAGGGGACATATAGCCCCCCTGTTATCATTTTAATTAAACATTTAATTATTTATCCCAAAGATCTCCATCATCTCCTGCAGCCATAGCTGTTGAAGAATCTGCATCTTCGTCTGCAACAATTAGTTCTGGAGTATAAACCTGCAATTTAAGATCTGTGTTATACTCTGCATTGAATGAACCATAGTCATTGTTCAAAGCTTTAACAAAATCTGCATCACGCATAGGTTTAATACGACCAAAATGTTTACCATATACTTGCTGATATTTACCATCTTTCACACCGATTAGTACACGCAAAGAGTTACCACTCAAAGCTTTAACTAATTCTTTAATTTCTTTTACATCACCATTAGCAATAGCAGTAATAGTATCAAATGATACTTCTGCACCATTAGCTACATTAGCCCATGCTTTAGTAAAGTCAATCAACACATCCTCTCCAACATAAGCTTTACGAGTCTTATCTACATTCTTCCACCAGTCATAACTTGGAACATCAGCAGACCATGTAGTTTGACCTACATTATTAATCCACATTGATTTATCTCCGTTATTGTTAACACGATGGCTAGGTTGCATTAAGATTTCAAACTTAACTTTAAAGTTAGGGTTAATACACTCAAGCCAGAAACAAATCTTGTTATACTCTTTATCATTAATAGATACTTGATAACTTGGATCTGATTTAGCATTAATTCCTAGATCTTTTAGTTCATCCATTGTTGGATTAACTGCAATCACTTTTACTGGGGCAATACCTGTATACAGGGTTACGCCACCTACTACTTCTACTTCTGAATTATTCGACTGTACAGCCATTTGATTTAATTTTTAAAGGTTTAGATAAAATATTTAACATGTTTAGGATCAGCATCTAATACAGCGTCTAAAGACATAGCTAAATTTGGATCTACAGTATCTTCAATAGTAGTAACTTGAGACTCATCTTCATCTTCTACAGGTGAATAATCAACTGTCTTTATAGATGTAGTATCATCTACTAATGTAAATCTAACTGCAGGCTTACGCTTAACACGACGACCTTGTAATTTAGGGTGCTTAAATACTTCATTAACTTCTTGTTTAGTTAATCCATATTTAGTAGCAATCTTCTCACGGTCTAATCCGTTATCCAAATCTGCTAAAATTCCAGAAACTGTTAATTTGATAGTTTCTCCTTGTGCTACTGGAGTTACAGTAGCTTCTACTCTTGCTTCAATACTCATTTGTATTTGGTTTTAATTGTTTTTAATTAGTCGATGAAAATATTCTTCCAGTCCAGTTCCATCTTCTGGCCTCGTAAATGTTCGCATCTTGATCCTGCGTTAATGTCTTCGCTAGAATCAAATGAGATCATTGTTTTGTCTCCCTCACGATAGATAAGTCCGATAGCATCAGCATTAGCACATGCAATGTTTCTGATTTTACCAGTCAAATCTAAATCTTTACTTGCTACTTCTTTACCTTTCTTGTCAAGCATTTTATCTTTTAAGTGACCGATATAAATGATATGATCTGCTAGTAATTCTAGTCTATCCATCCATTTCTTAACAGCCATTCTTAGATACAAATAACCTGCACCTTGAGGTAATGAAAGTACTGACAACCCTTTGTTATCAGAATCAAAATTCTTACCCATAGGAGTTTGCTTGTAAAGCTCTTTAGCTTCTGCTTCACACCACACTTCTAATTGAGTAAGAGTGTCAATGGCAATATACTTATATGGTTTTTTATTTGCCATAATAGCTTTACCAATTTCTGCTAGTTCTTTTAGGTTACTAGCTTGAACCTTTAACGCTTCTACCATGTCTGAACCACGCTCTAAGTCGATAATAAGACAATTATCCAGCTTGGCTATCGCTGTTGTCTTACCCACTTTAGGCTGTCCATACACTACCAAGTTTTTAGGGCTTTTTCTAGCCGCTGCAACTTTTTCTGTAGGTAATTGAATCATCTTTCTTGAATTGTAAATGTTGATAAATTAGTTTCAAAGGGTATCATACCCAATAAACCGTCACGATTTTTCTCTATATGACATGCCAGTAAGTTAATGGGATCTTCTCCACAATACTTATCTGTAATGCCATACAAATCATACGGTCTTTGTAGCATGATAACTACGTGAGCATCCTGACCAATAGAATCACCACCAAACAAATCGGTAAGTAATGGTTGGTATTGATTCTTTGCTCGGAACTCTTGCTCGATGTTCCTGTTTAACTGAGATAATAGTATGGTTATTGACCCCATTTTAGATTGCATCCACATACAGGCTTTTGATACTGTATTAAGCTTTTGCAATTCTGAATCTTCTGATCCTAGAATAAGACGTGAGTGGTCTAACAAATTAACAATAGTATGGTACGGATACTTCATTGCTACTTTGTTATTAGTCTCTTTAATCTTATTCATGTTCTGTGGGATAGAACAGAAGTAAATGGGGTAGTTCTCATACTTTTTAGCTGCAGTTTCAAAACGAGATAACTCTGCATCTTCTAATGGCTTATCTACGGAATAAAGTTGAGAGAACTTTAGATTCGCATCATTAGAAGCAGCACGCATAATCTGTTGATAATCTGGCATCTCGAAGGTCCAATAAAGTACTACTATAGGAGCAGACTTATTGGTATCTAAAAGATCAAATAACAACTGATTACTAAACGCTGATTTACCTACGCCAGGTCGTCCAGCAATGACATACATCTTTCCTGGTTGCAATCCTCCAAGTAATTGCTTGTTTAGTCTAGGCCATTTAGTTGGGAATACAACTCTCTTACCAGCTTTTGCATTCTTAACTTCATTAATAGACTTTGCAACAGCATCTTTAATATGCCTAAACTCACTTATCTTAGAGTTTTCTTGTAATCCGTCCTTCGGATTCTGTTGATTTTCCATCTTCACTTAAATCGCTATACTTTTCCCATGAATGGTTATTAAGCCATGTTTCTAATTGCTGCATATACGCTAAGCCATTTCCTTGTTTACGAAGTTGTAACTCTCTTATTAGGCACTTAATAATGTGCTCATGTTTAGTAACATCAGTTCCTACAATCTTCTGATACTTAAGTTTAGCTTTGCTATTAGCTTTAGAATCTGGATCTTTAGCTCTTAAAATTCTAGTCTGACCATTAGCATATACTTTAAGTGGGTATGTGGAGAGGAGTCCGTGCCACATTCTATCAAAAGGACTTGCAACATACTGCAAAAATCCTTCTCTCAAATGTATCTCATCCTCCTCTCCAATTTTAACATACCCTGCTTCTTGTAATTTGGTTAGGTCAACAATTAACTTTAAATTTTCTAAGCTTTCTTTGCGATAAGTCAAGATCAGAAAAACATATTCATCTGCAGTTATACCTAACTGCTTCAGAAGATCAGTATTAATTTCAATCATACTAAATTTTGTTATACTGATTCTTGATTCTCAATACAAATATAAGAAGAAAGTTTATCAATCCAAACAATATTGTTAAAACTTTGTATACTGCTTTTCAACCATTTCTCTTCTTGAGAATCTGGGACATACAATATAATAACTTTTCCAATTTTGTCTGGGCTTAATCGTAACAATCGTCCCACTCTTTGTATCATTGACAGACTCTTTGAATCCAATCCACAGATAATTCCTATCTCTGCATCAGATACATCAAATCCTTGATTAAGTGCCTTAGTAGAACATAACACATTTGCTTTGCCAGTTTTAAAGTCATCTAACGCCTGTTTACGAGCTTTTGTCCCTAATTTGGAATGATATACTCTAACGATATCTCCATGCGATTGTTGGACTTCTGCGTAAATTTTGTCAGTAAACTCATTATTACCTGCAAAGGTTAAGATTTTCTTATCTTTATGATATTCTACTAATTTACTTGCATATAAAATTTTGTTATATGCCTTTTGAACTACATCCTTTCTATCACGAATAGCTTTATAAAACATCAAAGCACTTGTATATTCTTCTGGTGAATATGCTTTTGGGTTCTTAAGTATTGCATTTGCTTCATTGAAAGCATCGAACTGACCCAACTTGTACTTGTAGAATACAAATGTTTGGTTTGCTTTAGTGTACTCTTTCTTTTCCTCATCAGTTAGTTCAACTGGTATACAATAAATTTCATAAGGGCTAATCAAACCCATTTTAACACACTGATCCATAGTAATCTGATATACAACAGGGGCTAGCTTTTGTAATCTGACTAAATACAATGGATCTTCTGGAGGTGTTGCTGTTAAACAAAGCAGCTTATTATAAGTATTATTAGTAAAAGCTTGAATGTAAACATCTGACAACCCTAGATGTACTTCATCTGCTACTATAATCTCATAATGCTTGTTTTCATACTTACAAGCTGATTGATAACATACTATCTCAACATCATCTAAGATATCTTGATAACCCCATTTCTCAAATTCTAATTTAAACTGGTCTTGTAATTGTGTAGTTGGGACTAATACTAAAGCTTTACCTCCCCATTTTCTAAGGATTTCTCCAGCTCCTAATACTCCAACTCTACTTTTCCCAAAACCAGTACCTGCGAATACAGACCCGATAAAGTTATTTGACTGCCACGCTCGCAGTGCTTTCCTCTGTTCTGTATTCTTTAATTCTAAGCTTTGCTGTAATGTCAGTTTCATCTTTTTTAACTATTAATTTAATTGCATTAGTAACATCATTAAGTACTATTTTATCAATAAACAATCCTTCAAATATTTCATCAACTTTACCTAGATCAGTAGAAGATTCTTTCTCATCTCCTACTCCCCAAATAGCAGGAGCATAAAGACATGGGCCTCCAAAGATATCAATCATAATTACCTTATCATCTTTATCTTTAGCAACATACATATCTTTAGTAATATTGTATTCAAAATTACCAATTAACATAATACTTTGTTCAGCTTTATTATAGGTCATAATGATCTCTATACCTTCACTGTTTTTGTAAACTGTTTGCATTTTGTTATACATACTGGCAAATATCATAAATAGTTTGACCTTCAGCTCTACGCACATGATTTATGAGTAAGAATAAATGTTCTATCTCATCATAACCAAGACGCTTCTTTTCATTTTGTTTCCACTTAAATTTATAACCATCACCATCATTAATCATAGTTATAAGTAATTCGCCTTGACAATCCTCAGACCATGTCTCATTAAGACTACGATGTAACTGATACATCATACCATCATCAGTATCTGTTTC